CTGGTCAGGATGGCTCCTACCTTGCTGAATTTTTATTGGATAGGGGATATGAGGTTCACGGAATAAAGCGAAGATCGTCTTCTTTTAATACACAAAGAATTGACCATCTTTTTGATAATCCAAAACTATACTTGCATTATGGAGATCTCACTGACACAAGTAATATAGGATCTTTGGTTCGTGAAATCCATCCACATGAAATATATAATCTTGGTGCTCAAAGCCACGTCCAGGTCTCTTTTGAGACCCCAGAGTACACCGCCAATGCTGATGCTATGGGCACGCTAAGAATTCTAGAGGCCGTTCGACAGACCGATCCTACTGATATTAGATTTTATCAGGCTGGAACATCAGAGATGTTTGGAATGGTGCAAGAGACGCCACAGAAAGAAACTACTCCATTTTATCCACGATCACCATATGGCGTGGCAAAATTATATTCTCATTGGATTACTACAAATTATCGTGAGGCATATAATATCTTTGCCTGTAATGGAATTCTATTTAATCATGAATCTCCGCGTAGAGGCGAGACCTTTGTTACCAGAAAAATAGTTCTTGGACTAAGAGATATCCAGCAAGGTAAGTCTGCGGCCCTAGAACTTGGAAATCTAAATGCCCTTAGAGACTGGGGCCATGCTAAAGACTTTGTACGCGCTATGTGGCTCATGCTTCAACAGGACGAGCCAGATGATTATGTTATTGCAACTGGAGAACAGTATTCTGTTCGCCAGTTTATCGAAGCCTGCGCTCCGTATTTTGGTTTGAATATTGAGTGGAGAGGATCTGGAAAAGATGAAGTTGGAATCAATACCAAGACTGGTAAAGAAATCATCAGAATTAATCCTAGATATTTCAGACTTGCTGAGGTAGAATCACTTTTGGGTGATCCTTCAAAGGCCAGGGAAAAACTTGGCTGGCAGCCAGAGGTCTCCTTTGCTGAACTAGTAGAGGATATGTGTAAGAATGGAACTTGATTCTCAGATATATGTTGCTGGACACCGTGGTCTAGTCGGATCAGCATTGGTCAGAGCACTCAAGCAATCTGGATATACGAACGTGTTTTTTATGTCTAGTAGCGTATTAGATCTTAGAAATAAGCATGAAGTAGATAAGTTTTTTAGATTGTCTAGCCCAGAGTATGTATTCTTATCCGCCGCTAGAGTCGGTGGTATAGAGTACAATAATAATAATCAAGCAAAGATGCTTTACGATAATTTAAGCATACAGAATAATGTTATAAATGCATCTTATGAAAATACTGTTAAAAAATTTATGTTTATGGGATCTGTATGCATATATCCAAGAGAATGCCCACAGCCAATTTTAGAAGAGCATTTAATGTCTGGCCCTCTGGAATCAACAAATGAGGCATATGCTTTGGCTAAAATTGTGGGCCTCAAGATGGCCAAGATGTATAGAGAACAGTATGGAATGAATTCTATCTCTATTATGCCAGCCAACCTTTACGGCATTAATGATAATTTCGATCTCAATAAAAGTCATGTAATTCCAGCCATGATCAAAAAGTTCGTCACCGCTCGCAATAATAAGCAAAAAGAGGTTGTCCTATTTGGAGACGGATCTCCAACTAGAGAGTTTCTATATGTGGACGATCTTGCACAGGCATGTATTAAATTAATGAATGAGTATGACGATCCAGATCATATCAACATCGGCTCTGGAGAAGAATGGTCTATCAAAGATCTTGCAAATAAAATTGCTGATATCGTAGGATACCGTGGAGAGATAGCGTGGGATATTACAAAGCCCAATGGCACACCAAGAAGAAAACTTGATATATCTAAAATATTGAGCCTGGGATGGAAGCCAGAAACTTCACTCCATGATGGAATAGTTAAAACAGTAAGGTGGTACGAGAGCAATGTATAACTGGCCTCTGATGCATGACACTATAAGTAAGAAGGATAAACTCAGAATGATTAAGTTCATCCTGACTGCCAAGAAGTTTACTAGCAACGGTATGGTCAAAAAGTTTGAATCTGACTGGAGTAAGTGGCTGGGATCAAAACATTCTTTATTCGTATCGTCTGGGTCTACTGCAAATTTCTTGTTGGTAGCAGCCATAAAGGAAAAGTATGGATTGAAAAATGGAGATAAGGTTCTCCTGCCAGCATGTACATGGATGACTAATGTTGCTCCAATAATTCAACTAGGTCTACAGCCTATCTTTGCAGACATTAATTTGAAAAATTATTCTTTTGATACTGATGATTTAAAAAGAATTAAGTCGCTTCATCCGGACATTAAATTAATATTTGTTACTCACTTACTTGGCTTCCCAGCGAACAATAATAAGTACCAAGAAATATTTCCAGATGCTCTTATTATCGATGATGTGTGTGAATCTCATGGATGCAAGTTTGATAATCAGTCTAAAGTAGGATCTAACAGTTTGGGTGCCACATTTAGTTTTTATTTTGGGCACCATATGACCACCATTGAGGGAGGCATGGTATCAACTAACGATACCGACTTGTATGATCTCATGAAGATGAAAAGAAGTCATGGCTTGGCTAGAGAGTCTATAAACTTTGATTACTGGTCAGATAAATATGATTACATGGAGAAGTCATTTCTTTTTATTACTGATGGATATAACTTTAGAAATCATGAGATTCCAGCAGTTCTAGGAATCTCTCAACTCAATAGACTAGACAAGATGATTGACACTAGAAGAACTAATTTTGAAAAGTATTACAAGATAGTACTAAACTATAGTGATCAGTTCTACGTTCCTGAGTATTCAACTGGTAATAGTAGTTTTGCATTTCCATTTATTGCAAAAAATAAAACAGTTTTCGATAGTCTAAAAATACTTTTCCAAAAAAACGGAATTGAGTATAGGCCAGTTGTAAGCGGAGACCTACTGAGACAACCATTTTTATCTTCTGAAAAAATGGCAAGCGGTCAGGACTACTATAATGTTCATAAACTTAATACTGGACTTTATATCGGCAATAATCATTTTGTTAATCAAAAGAATTTTGATGTGTTAACTTCTATCCTTAGATTGGTTGATGGATAATGTTTCAAGTTCAGCATACTAATGCAGATGGAATTGGGTATACCGCTAGAAACTATCCAGATATTATTAACATAACCTATAATCATCACATTAAAAATCCACTGGCTAGATATAATGTTGCAGTTATATTCGAACCTCCAACAATTGTTCCTATCTCACATATCAATTTGACAGCGTTACAAGAATTTGATCTAGTTTTGTCATACAGAGATGATCTATCAAAATTACCAAACTTTAGGTTTATGCCATTTGGAACGGTGTGGGTAGATCCATACAAGGAAAGAGAAAAGGAAAATATTATTTCTTTTCTTACGTCAAGTAAATTAATGACTCCTAACCATACATTTAGATATGAAGTTTTCGATGCCCTTGTTGAGCATACATCTATAAATGAATTCGATATCATATGTAAGATGACTCCACCAAGAATAGAAAAAAAAGATGAAATATTAGATAACTCTAAATTTTCTATTATCATAGAAAATGATAACTCTAATAACTATTTTACTGAAAAGATTATAGATTGCTTTGCTAGTAAAACTATACCAATTTATTATGGATGCCCTAATATAGAGGACTTCTTTGACCCTGGTGGAATCATAAAATTTAATTCATTGCCAGAATTAATAAACATTATCTGTGCCCTAACCCCTGAAGACTATGATAAGTCCTTAGGTATTGTAGAAAATAACTTTGTTGAGTCTCAAAAATATTTTGACGTATTTGATAATATCTATAAAATAATTGAAAGAGAATTCTATGGAAAATAAAATTGGCGTAGCCATTCCAACTCATTCATATAATGATAGATCAGAATATTTAATGAATAGGCTTCTTAGCACGATTGAGTCACAAACCTTTAAGGACATAGTTGTCTGCGTATCTGATCAAAGTGGGGACGATACAATTTTAAATGTCTGCAAAAAGTTTGATAGCAAGTTTGATATAAAGTACATGAAGAATAGAGAACGCTCCTCTGCCGCTCAAAACTTTAATAACGTTATGGCGGGAACTGATGCTGAAATAGTTAAGATAATTTTTATGGATGACTTCTTTTATAAAAATGATGCTCTTGAAAAAATATATTATGGCCTAACACAATCAGATCGCTCATGGCTTGCAGCAGGAACGATACATTATGATGAGCAAAGGTTGCAGTTTTATAGACCACATGTTCCAAGTTTTCATACTGGGAAAAAATTACTAATGGGTGACAATACAATAGGCTCTCCATCAGTATTCGCCTATAAGAAGGAAAGAGAACTTGTTTTTGATACAAAAATAAGAATGCTTGTGGATACTGAATTATATTATAATTACTACAAACATTTTGGTCCACCAGTTATTGTTGAAGACATTATCCTGGTGACCTCTACTGATGAGAATAGCGTTCAGTCTCAGTTGACCAGTGATCTAGTTTCATACAATAAAATGATGGCAAAAGAAATCAAGTATTGTAAAGATAAACATGTTAAGGGTTTCGACTCTCCAGAATTAAACTTATTAGAAACTACGAACAATACAATAGAAGTTATGAGAATAATTAGAAATGACTGCCGCCTATTCATGACTAATAATCAAAATCCTATTAGTCAAAAACAACAAGAAGAATGGTTTTTAAACAAGCCAGAGACAATTATTCCTTTTATTTTATATGAAGGCATAGAGCCAATAGGATATGCAATAATTAAAATTGATGGGAATGATGCTATTTTAACTGGTGGACTAATTGAGTCCGCTCGCGGACTTGGGCACGGTAAAAAATTATTCCAGATGCTTATAGATAAAAGCAAAGAGATGAATAAAAATCCAAAACTTGAGGTTCTAAAAACTAATAATAGAGCAATCAAAACATATAAAAATCTTGGATTTAAAATAAAGGATAACAATGATTTTGTTTTCTTTATGGAGTTAAGAAAATAATGAAAATAGCATATTGCGTATGCTTCTTCTTTGAAGAAAGAAGGTTCAATAGAGTTTCTGGAATTTACTACGATCAATACTATTTCTTAGAAAAACATCTACAGTTTGTTAAGAAAAGGCCAAAAAAAATAAATACTGTTTACTTTGTTATTAATAAAAGTGAAAGCACTGATGTAGAAAAAATTATAGATATCGTTAATTCATACAATATAAATAAAAAAATCACTGTAATGTTCAGAGAAAATATTGACTTTTCTTATGGAGCGTGGAATGACATTATCAAAAAAGACTTGATTGCTGGCGGTCACGACTATTACTTTTTGATAGAGGATGATTACATACCAAAGAGTACTAATTTTATTGATGCGTTTTTAGATAGAATGAAAGAAAATATTGCATACGTCGCCGTTCGTACAACTCCTCCTACATATGCAGACATACAAAATCTTACACAAAGAATAGGATTGTCTATAGATTTGGCACCAAAGATTCATGCTTCAATTTCAAATGGACTTTTAAATGGGGCGGCAGCAAAACATATATTGAAAAATAAGGACAATATTTTTCTTTTATATGGATCAACGTCTTATGAAATGGCAGAAACAAATCAACTTATGTTTCTAGAGACTTTTACAACAGAAGGATATGCAATCACAGATATATCAGATCAGTATTCAGCAATTTTTAATCACAACCTAGGAAATCTTGAACAGATGGGCGAGGGCGATGATATAATAATCCCGATAAGAGGAGACTTGAATGATATCACTTTTTAAAGTAAAAATGTCTGACGACGTAATGGATAGAATTGCTCCAACAATAAATTCTGGATTCATTACGCAGGGGCCACGGGTTGAAGAGTTTGAGGATAGGCTACAGGAAGAACTAGGTTCTAAGTGCCGTCCAATCACTGTAAACTCTGCTACAAGTGCCCTAAGTCTTGCTATGGATCTGTGTAATATCCAACCAGGAGATGAAGTTATCTCTACTCCACAAACATGTTTCGCTACTCAGGTGGGTCTGCTACATAAGAAGGCTATCATTCGATGGGCAGATATTGACCCAAAGAGTGGACTTATTGATCCAGCATCCGTTCGTGATTTAATCACAGATAAAACCAAGGCTATAGTTGCAGTTAATTGGGCAGGAAAGATAGCAGACTATGCTGTTCTAAAATCATTTGGAGTACCAGTTATAGAAGATGCTGCTCATTGTTGGGACACTTTTTTAGCAGATAAAGTTGAGCGTGGGGACTATACAATATATAGTTTTCAGGCAATAAAGTTTCTTACCACTGGAGATGGTGGTATCCTGTTGTGTCCAGAAGAAAAACAACATGAGGCAAGATTAAAGAGATGGTTTGGTCTAGACAGAACTAAGAATGAAAGTTTTAGAATAAACCAAAATATTCAGTATGCTGGATACAAATATCACATGAACGACATTGCTGCCGCCATAGGCTTGGCAAATTTAGATTCAGCAAAAGAGTCTGTTGTTGCTCACAGAAAAAATGCAAAAAAATATTGTGATGCCTTTAAGGATCTTTCTTTTGCGTCCGTACTACCGTTCGATGACAACTGCTCATACTGGATCTTCTCCATGATTATGAATGAAGATCGGGATAAGGAAGAGTTTGCTAGTTACCTAAAGTCAAACGGTATCGAATCAAGCGATGTTCATTTTAGAAATGACCAGTTCGATATCACTAAACAATTCTATGAGAAAGAACTGCCAGGGCTTGACAGTTTTTCAAAGAATCAGATAAACATTCCTGTCGGCTGGTGGCTGTCGGAATCTGAGGTAGAATACATAATAGAAAAAGTAACGGAATATAAATGATTTGTGGCATTTCTATAGTAAGAAATGAAGTAGATATAATAGAGTTTTGTCTTTGGCATCACTTAAACCAAGGATTAGATGGAATAATAATATGTGACAATGGATCTACAGATGGAACTTTAGAGTTGTTGAATAAAATATCTACTGGGGATAAAAGAGTTACTGTAATATCTAATGATGGACCATTTCATCAGGAGCAGATTATGAATGAACTCTATGATATGGCTCTTGGTATGGGATTTTCATGGGCGGTGTTCTTTGATGCAGATGAGATTTGGAAATCTGACAACGGTCTTGCAGTAGATATAAACAACATAAACTCTGATTACATTGAAGTAGAAATAGAAAACTTTGTTCAAAATAAATCATATAATTTAAATAATGTTTATAAAAATATTATTTGGAAAGTAGTTGAATATACTACAGAAGAAAAAGATATCATCAATGGTGTTCGATCTACAGTAGAATATCGGTGGCCTAGTAAATTTATCCTAAAGGTATCTCCATACACCCATGTAGGGCCAGGGGCACATTATTTCAAATACAAAGATTTAAATAAAATTATTTTTAATACAAATGAGGTTTCCGAAAATTTTAAATGTTATCAGGTTCCAGTACGATCCTACGATCATTTGATTAGGAAGGCAGAACATGGTGTGCGGCTTATTCAACAAGAATATAGTAAGAAACATGGATGGGAATGCCAAAGACTTGGCAATCTTCTTCTTTCAGATCAGGCTGAATTAAAAAATGAATGGGAGTGCAACTCCACAAAAGATGGAAAGTTACGCCGACCCGATCAACATACTACACATCTTTTTGAAGACAGGTATATCTTAAACAGATATAAAGAATTTTTAAGGGACAGGCGTGGCAATCTATAATACAAAAATTGGAAATAATGGACATTTGGGGAATCAAATGTTTCAATATGCTTGTTTGCGTGGCGTAGCAGATAAGAACGGACTTGAGTGGAAGATTCCTCCTCCACAACAATTTGGATCTAAGTATCAGTTACGAAGTAATATTTTTAGTTTATTTAAACTTTCATCTATTGCTAAGAATAATATTGAAATTATTAATCCATCAAAAATTTATATTGAAAAATCTATGAATTTTGATGAGTCGTTATTTAATTCAGTAGAAGATGATACAGATCTAGATGGATACTTTCAGTCATGGAAATATTTTGATCATATTAAAGATCAAATACTTAGTGACTTTACTTTTAAGAGTTCGATAGATATTTTAGACGGCCCACTGGACTATGTTTCTTTACATGTCAGAAGGACCGACTACATTGGAATAGAAGATAATTTAAAAAACATATTCCCTAGATATTATAAAAATGCATTAAAATATTTTGCAGATGAAAAGATAATGGTATTTTCAGATGATATAGAATGGTGTAAACGGCAAGATATTTTTAATGGAGATAGATTTATTTTTCAGTCGGGGACCTACCAGGAAGATTTTTATTTGATATCCAGATGTAAATCATCTATACTAGCAAATAGTACATTTAGTTGGTGGGCTGCGTATCTGAACAAAAATTCAGATAAAAAAATTGTTGCGCCAAGAGAATGGTTTGGCCCAGCCCATGCCAATCATGATATTGGCGATATCATACCAAATGATTGGATTATAGTATGAGTTTTAAAGATTATTTTGACATAACATATTGCATTAACTTGGATAAAAGAACTGATAGGTGGGAACAGGCACAGGTAGAGTTTAAAAAAATTGGAATTTCTGTCCGCCGAGTGTCTGCTATAGATGGAAGTTTATATCCAGAATACGCTGGACTAAAACCTGGCGCTAATGGGTGCCGACTGTCCCATCTTAAAGTCTTAAATATGGCTATAAAAAATCAATACGATAAAATATTTATTGCAGAAGATGATATCATTTTTGATGACAATTTTAACGAAAAGTTTGAGAGCCTAGAAGAACAGATACCAAATGACTGGGATTTGATTTATCTTTGTGCCAATCCTCATACTGGACAGAGAAAGTTTGTAAATAAAAATATTTACAAAATGACTGGAGGATATTCTTCACATTCAATTATAATGAGAAATACGTTTTTTAAAAAAGCAATAGACGCTATATTATCAATGCCCTATCAAGTAGATGTTGTTTATGGTGAATTGCAAAAACACTTTAACTGCTATATCACAATTCCTCATTTAGCATTTCAAAGCAATGGATTTTCTGATGTAGAAAATTCTAATGTCGATTATAGTTTTTTTAGACAGAATGGAATATAGAATGAAAAGTTTAGTAACGGGCGGGGCTGGTTTTATTGGATCGCATTTGGTTGATACGTTGATATCTAATGGTCATGAGGTTATTTGTATTGATAATGAAAGTTCTGGTCTAAATACTAATTTTTATTGGAATGACCTAGCAAAAAATTATAAGTTGGACATAACTGACTACAATTCCATAAGGCCCCTATTTGATAACGTTGATTTTGTTTTTCATCTAGCCGCAGAATCTCGCCTTCAACCAGCAATCTTAGATCCTACTGGTGCAGTATTTAAAAATGTTTTTGGGACAACAGTAGTCTTGCAATGTTCCAGGGAAGCCAACGTTAAAAGATTTATATACTCATCTACTTCATCTGGATATGGAAATAATCCAAAACCAAATTATGAAGATCAGAAAGATGACTGCTTAAACCCCTATTCTATGTCAAAGGTAGCCGCTGAAAAAGTTTGTAAACTATACACAGATTTATATGGGCTACAGACAATTATTTTAAGATATTTCAATGTATATGGGGAAAGATCACCAGATGGTGGGCAGTACGCTCCAGTCATAGGAATTTTTCTAAAACAATATAGAGACGGCCTACCACTTACTGTTGTCGGAGATGGAAGTCAAAGGCGGGATTTCGTTCATGTTCATGATGTGGTTAGATCAAATATAATGTTTGCAGAGGCAGACATTCAACCATCTTCATTTGGACAAATTTATAATGTAGCAACAGGGACAAACTTGTCAGTAATAGAGATTGCTAAAAGTATTTCTAGCAACATAGTATTCATAGAAAGTCGTTTAGGAGAGGCAATAGAAACATTAGCCGATATAAGCAAGATATCTAATGCAATTGGATGGGTTCCGAATGTTGATGCACTGTCTTGGATAGATGGACAAATATAAAAACGATGGACTATGGATTGTTTAAGGTATAGGATATAAGTATGACAAAATTTTCAATCGTAGCAACTGACTATGAGCCATATGTTCCAAGAGATAGAATGTTGGAGGGGCTTCGATCTCTAGCCGCACAAACCTTTAAAGACTTTGAGTTGATCATTGTTCATGACGGACCAAAACCCTCTGGACCAGAAGAGTATGAGTCTGCTGGCATAGAGTTCAAATATATTGAAACTGATAAGCATTATGGTGTCTACGGAACTGAACAATTCTACGCTGGCTACGGATGGGGCCATCACTCTAGAGATCTTGGTATGCGTCAGTCAGAGGGCGAATACATAATAAACTTTAATATCGACAACATACTTTACCCGCAGGCTTTGCAGGCTATATCTGACAAACTTGATAAGACAAAGGCGGACTGTCTTGTGTTTGCATGTAGTCATGAGAAGTTTGGTATCAAATATTTCTCTGGGATTCCACCCGTAATGGGCAAGGTTGATATGCTACAATGTGTCATTAGTAGATCTGCTTGGGAGTCAATTGGCTGGTGGTATAGATATGATCACTCAGCAGATGGATACATATTTCAAGAACTAGTAAAAAGATATGGATACGTTCATGTACCAGAAGTATTGGGAGAAAATAGATGATTTGTGAGGCTGCCAAACTCTATCATCAAATTCAAACCATTGAACCAGATTCGGTCCCTATTCTCATTCCCACATTTAATTTGGTGACGTATGCAAAGTTTATGGTTGATCAACTAGAAGAGCGTGGGCTAACCAACTTTATTATTTGCGACAATAAATCCACCTACCAGCCGATGATTGATTTTCTAGATAGCCTATCCTCTGATGGCAAGAGAGTTGTTAGGTTCGATAATAACTGGGGGCCTAGAATATTTGGAGAAAGTCCAGAGATACTTTCTGTGCTACCAGAATATTTTATCCTGACTGACCCAGATCTAGTATTCAATTCATCGTTGCCAAAGAATTTTATTTCCAAGATGAAAAGAATAATTGACACCTACAATGTATCGAAGGCTGGCTTTGCGATAGATATATTCGAAACAAAGGATAAGTTTTTTAATCATAATCAGGTTCATATCTGGGAGGGGGCGTACTGGACGAATGAAGTTAAAGTATACGAAGAAAAAGATCCAGTATACTCTGCCCCGATTGACACAACCTTTTGTCTATTTAAGAAGAGCCGACTTATTCAAGAACTCAGGGCAAATAGAAACGGATTGACTGGAACTTCTGGTGTAAGAATTGCTGGAAGATTTACATGTGAGCATATGGGCTGGTGGAAAGACCAGCCAGTGCCACAAGAAGAATTAGATTACTACCATGAGGTTCAGTCTTGGGCTTCTACCTACAATGAGAAAAAGAGGCTAGGGTATGTTTAGTTTAGAAACCTTAATTGAAGAAATAAATTCAAGCGGTTCGGATAAGCAGACGAGCCACAACTACTGCGGTGCATACTACGAACTATTTGAAAGATTGGACTTTGATAATGTCCAATCATTTCTAGAAATTGGAATTACAAACACCAGGCCAGAAAATAGTTCGCTACATGCTTGGGGTAGACTTTTCCCTAGCGCCTCTGTTTATGGAATTGATATAGCAGCGTCTAAGATATTTCAGAAGGATAATATCTATACTTATGAGGCAGACCAGTCATCAATTTTAGATTTATCAAACTTTATGAATGAGTTTAAGTATCCTAAGTTTGATATCGTTTTAGATGATGGATCTCATGTTTTCCAGCACGCTAGGGCCACGTTTGAATATATGATTAGGCATCTTAAGAATGATGGATTATATATGATCGAAGATGTATCAAAGAAACGAGAGTCGTGGCAGCAGACAATATTCGAATGGGATACATTTCTTTCTGGAAGAACCGATGTGGCATACCGTATAATCGATACTGTTCCAGAAAATACAGAAGATGATAGCATAGTGATTGGAATTTGGAAAGTATGAAAAGAGTTTTGCTAACAGGAGCCAGCGGCTTCGTCGGTAGCCATGTGCTACGACACCTACTCATCAACACTGATTGGGAAATAGTTTGCCTATCTAGTTTTAGGCATCGTGGGATCACTGACCGTATACGAGTGGCGGTCGATGGATTAGATTACGCCGACCGCGTTCATGTTCTCATCCATGATCTTTGTGCTCCAATCTCTCCCGTGCTTGATGCCAAGATCGGCCACATAGATTATGTGATGAACGTAGCAAGTGAATCACATGTAGATAGATCTATTATTGAGCCAGGACCATTCGTGCAGAACAATGTTGCTTTGATCTGCAACATGCTTGATTGGGCAAGGACTAGAGACATAGAAAAGTTTTTGCATGTATCCACAGATGAAGTCTACGGGCCAGCGCCACTAGGTCACAACCATAAGGAATGGGAGACATACTACCCATCTAATCCATACAGTGCGTCCAAGGCGGCACAAGAATCTATTGCCTTCTCGTATTGGCGAACATATGGCGTACCTCTGATCATCACCAACACCATGAATATTATCGGAGAAATGCAAGATCCAGAGAAGTTTGTTCCTATGATTATCAAGAAGGTGCTTGCTGGAGAGACTGTAACAATTCATAGTTCTCCGACTGGTGAGTTTGGCAGTAGATATTATTTACACGCTAGGAACCAGGCACATGCCCTTCTTCACTGCCTTCAGTTGCCTTCCCCGCTATACGGACAGAGTTCCGTGCCTGCCAAGTTTAATATTATTGGTAATCGTGAGGTCAATAATTTTGAAATGGCAGAAATGGTTTCATCTTATGTGGGCAAGCCACTATACTATGAACTTGTAGACTTCCACTCAAGCCGCCCAGGACATGACTTGCGTTATGCCTTGGACGGTGATAAAATTGCTGCTACGGGCTGGAAGGCTCCGTTATCGTTAGAAGAATCTTTGGAAAGAACGGTGAAGTGGACATTGGCACACCCAGAATGGCTAACTCTATGAGCGAGTGGTGGATTGACGAGGAAGAAGAAGAACTAGACGAACTCATCAATGACCTACGCAAGCAAAAGAGAATTGTCAATCAAAAAAGATCAAACAGATAATTAGTTGGAGGAATCTTTATGACCTGCGTTGTCGCTGCAACCGATGGGCACACAGTAACCATCGGCGGTGACTCATGTGCCGTTGATAACTCTACAATATCTGCAAGAGTTCATCCTAAAGTATTTAAAAAGGGTGAACTTGCTATAGGATATTGTCAGAGTTTCAGGCTAGGGCAGATTCTGGAATATATGTTCTCTCCGCCACCAGTCCCAAGAACTAAAGACGCAAGCATGATGGAATACATGGTAAGGTCTTTTGTTCCAGCCATGAAGAAGTGTCTAGAAGAAAACTGGTATCCATATCACGATGATGAAAAGGAAGATTGGTCAATCATCGTTGGTGTAAAGGGAAAGATCTTCTATGTTGAATCTGACTATCATGTCGGGCACGATATAAACAATTACTTTGCAATTGGATCTGGGGGAGACTATGCTCTTGGTGCAATGTATGCCACCAAGGATCAAGATCCCCGTGTCATGGTCCGCGTGGGCCTTGAGGCGGCTCTAGAATTTTCTCCATTCGTCAAGACACCATTCAACTACGTTACTATTTAATGAGGCGTTATGATAGATGCTAGAGGAATCCCAACCCCTGAGTGTCCGATGTGTGGGAGTTGGCTGCTCACTGTCCAGGTTACGTTCGATGAAGAGTATAATATTGCTCAGTATTTGCTTGACGCTGAGTGCGCTATGTGTCATACTAAGGTCACGGCACCAACGCCGCTAGACCTACCAAGGGAGATATCATGAACGACAGTATTGACGACTACTTCGAAGAGAAGTTCCGCCAGATGAATGGCGATGATTTTTAATTGCATGATATTGCATGGTGGTGGTCATGGCTTCTCATGGTCGTGGGCGTCACAGGACTCTGGCTCGCTGGTAGAAAATTGTGGTGGGCTTGGCTTATAGGAATCTTTTCTGAGATTCTATGGATCATCTATGCGCTTGTAACACAGCAGTATGGATTTATTGCTTTTGCATTCGCATACATGATAGTATTCTCTCGTAATGCAATTTCTTGGTACAAAGAAAGAAACCACATCAAAGACAAGGAATAGTAATGCAGGTATTTCTTCCCGATAGATCATTCAAAGTGTGCGCTGAGACCTTAGACAACAAACGTTTGGTCAAGCAACTGCTGGAGGGTCGCCAGATTCTTTCCGCTTTGGCTGGCGAGACTAAGGGTTGGGTAAATCACCCAGCCACTAAAATGTTTGCTGGCCATGAAGCAGCCCTGACAAATTATCTTTTCTGGATTGCCAGAGAAATGGCTAAGCGCGGCTATAAGTGGGAAAACAATTGGGCGGTGATTGCAAACCTGTATCTGACAAAGTTTGAGCATTCTTCATCCCAATTGCGTCCAGCATGGATGCTAGATGATAGATTTGAAAAAGTTATCGCAACTCATCGTGCCAACCTGCACATCAAGGCTCCCGAACTCTATCCTGAATACGGTCTGGAGACAGCCTTTTATAGAGACTATGTATGTTGCGAGGACTGCAACTATTACTGGCCCACGCATAGATTGGATAATGCAGATGTCGTATAATGATAACTACTATTTTACGTTCGAAGAGTTTCTAGGTCTATTGTCAATAGCATATGAAGATGCCCACGGCAAGCAAGATACAGGAATCCGTTGTCACCCAGAAGATCTATACAATAACATATCAATTGTACTTGATGTGATGTGTAGCACTCTGTCTAATACTATTAATCTTAAGAGCAATCGTCAGATGTCTAGCATTCGGGTGCTATGATGACTAGACCGGAAGATGTTAGATGCATTGAGGCTATGGCAATCGCTATGGCAGAATATGACAAGGTTTCAGATGAAAAAACCTGGAGAGATCTTGCTTCAGTAGCATATAATGCAATGATGAGACAAACACTGACAATGCATATGGAGCGTTATGGATCAGCACAACTACAATAGCACCTGCATCAGCACTAAACATCAGGAGTTCGATTGTATGACAAAGTACGGTGTGAGTAGTAAAAAGTTTACAGCAATTCAATGGTGCGAGCCATGTAAGTTAAAGTACAAACAATATATAGACGATGGGAAAGTGATTTATGGAGAACCTAAGCAACGAGGAAAAAGAAAGACTGCTGAGAAGCCTTGAGTCTGCCGCGCAGGAACTGCGTAGGGCGGTCGGTGGTAAGGCAGGAGAGGGCGCAGAGAAGCGATACGGTATAGCGTATCTTGCATGTGTACGAGCAGGCATCAAGCCTCCACTTCGTAGAAAGTATCGGTCTGGACTGTGAAGGCTTACAGAGAGTACTCACCGTGCTTTGACGACATTCTTCTTATTCCTCAGTATTCTGACATTGATAGTCGTCACGATGTAGATATCTCTACTAAGATTGGAGAGTCTGTTAGATCAATTAATCTTAGCCTGCCAATCGTTGCCGCTCCGATGGATACTGTCTGTGAAGTAGACATGGCCATTGCTATGCGTCGTAATGGTGGTCTTGGCATCATCCATAGGTATCTGTCTGTTGAGGAACAGAGTAATCAAGTTTGTCATACAAAAGATAGTGGATTCTTTGTAGGCGCTGCTGTTGGAGCAAAAGATCATGACTTTTATCGTGCCTTAGTTTTATGTGAGGCTGGCGCAGGATTGATTTTAGTAGATACTGCCAATGGTCACAGCGAATACGCAATCAAGGCGGTGGCCGATCTTAGGAAATCTCTTGGTCATAGTATTCATATCATGGCTGGCAATGTATCGACATACGATGGCTTCATGGCACTGGCAGATGCTGGTGCGGACTCTATTCGTGTTGGTATTGGCGGCGGTGGAATGTGTACGACCCGTATCGTAACTGGACACGGTATGCCTACTCTATCATCAATTATAGATATTCGTGAGGCTCTTCCAAAGGGAACAGGTCCGTCCATTGTCGCTGATGGTGGAATTAAGAATTCAGGAGATGCTGTCAAGGCTCTCGCTGCTGGCGCTGACGCAGTTATGATTGGCTCTGCCCTTGCTGGCACACAGGAGACTCCTGGCGATCTAATTTTTGATGGGGATAAATCCTATAAGATGTTGCGTGGAATGGCCTCAGAATCGGCTCAGAAGGACTGGAGAGGATCTGTTTCGGTGGTAGAGGGTGCCCAGACTAGGGTAACTTTTGCTGGCCCCGTACAGAACGTTCTAGACTCTTGGGCTGGTGGCATTAGAAGTGGTCTATCATATACTGGTGTTCGTAGTCTAAATGACTTACATGCACATGCACAGTATGTAGATATCTCTAGTGTTGCGGTTGCTGAGAATAAGCCACACGCTACAAGATAGGAAATGAGGTGAATTATGGATATCAATAGCATTGTCAGAAAATTAAAGTCTATGATTGCAGCAAGTCATGATCCAGTTGCTAATATTAACCAGGCCCTGCGAGACTTTGAGGCAGCGATTCGTCTTGATGAACGTTCCAAATACCATGAAGAAATGTCTCAAAAAATAGACTGGAGTAATGTAAAATAGTATTTATTGTTCCTTGGAGGTGACATATATGTACATGATGAAGAGAGAGTTTTCACAAGAGCAGCGTCAAAGAATGGCACGCAGCGGTGCAGCCATGCCAGACGGCTCCTACCCAATCGCCAACAGAGAAGATCTCATGAACGCTATTCGTTCATGGGGGCGCGGTGGTGCTAGAGCAGACGTAAAGGCACACATTATCCGTAGAGCAAGGGAACTCAACGCTGAGTCCATGCTTCCAGAAGAATGGATGAATCCAGATGCCAAGAAGTCTATTTGGTCTGGAGTTATTTTCCCAAGATAGGATTCTAAATGAACCACGATCCATTATGCCCTAACAAACCAGAGCATTGGGACGGTCAGATTCTTTGGCCTGCCCAATGCTACTGTCATGTTATAACTGCTGTTCGTAATGATCAAAAGAAGAAGGATCAGTACGAGATTGAGCGGTCTTATGCGGTCGGCTACATGCGTGGTAGAACAGACACTATTGTCGAACTAAAATGGGAGAGATTAGATGATGGTAAATGACAAAATTCGGGCGGTGGAATGCAATCATACCCTTCTCCCCATAGAAGTAATATATAACAATACAACCATACAAGAAGTAGGACAAAGATGTGTCTACTGTCAGTATGAGACAAGGATTAAATAAATGAACTTTAATGAGTGGATTGAAATAGGACTATCAAAAGGCTGGGCGGTGGGAGCATGTTACACCCATGATCTCCCTATTACTATAGAAGAAGAACAAGCCTTTGAAACAGGAGAAGATCCCTGTATACCTATGCTAAGAATATACGAGCCTGAGGAATAAAGTCTTCTGATTTCTCAAAAGTCACATATATTTATGAAAATAGATACTAATTTGAGACTGAATATTAAATTATTGAGATATGGGGTGATATATCAGACCCCTTCGTAATACAAATTACATAGTCATTTATATATCCAACCACTACATATAGTGGTATGAATGACAAATGACCACAATTCCAGTGATTTTTTTTCGAGGGTTCGTAAAGGTTTTTGCCAGAAAAGATATAAAAGTTACCGGAAAAATGAATAAAAATATAGATAATCAGGTAGATTTATAGACTATTATTTTCGGGGTGGTGGAGGTTGCATCATACCTAGTATAAGTAATATACATATGATAATTAGGAGGAATTCCATTAGTCCTCCGGGCCTTTGATGATTGTCCAAACTGCTATTGATGCCAGCAATCCTACAATTGCCAGCCAAAATATTATTTGTTCCATGTTTCTCCAAACTTTCAGTGATTTTTTTTGAAGGGTTCGTAATGTATTACAAAGTACAATTGTAAAATCCCGGCCAAACCACAATTCTGTGGCCCTTCATCATATCATTCGAAAATATCCGATGTCCAGAAATTTCAGTGACTTTTTTCATTGGGTTCGTAATGGATTAAAAATAAATTTGTTATGTGCCCGGGCCACCCTTGCCCCGAAGGGCAAGGGTGGTGGTTAGACTACCTCCACCCGAAGTCTGCGGCAACCTCCCCAGGGAGATAGCCAATCTGATCGGACTCTGCGATGTAGACGATCCCATCATCCGACATTGCAGTTGAGTATCCGATTGCATACTCAAGGGGCCATGAGGGTTGTGTGGCAAGGCGAATCTCTGTGTTCCTATCGTAGTATTCGAGCATGTCAATAACGTCACCGACCGTCATCATTCCTCCTAGTAATCTACTTTGTAAGTGTCAATATCGAACGGCAGACGAATCTGTCCGTTGTCAATGTAGGTGCTTGCGTCAGCCTTGTGCAAGTCCCACCATTCCTCAATGACCTGAACCATTCTAGGACTTAGGTGTCTGCGAGTCATGGCAGCCAGCACGAATACGTTGATGCGACTATCCGCAAACATATCGGCCATCTTCCTAGCGATCTTATCCTCTAGCACAATGCTCCTTCCGTGGAACGTTCAGGATACCATGAAACGATGGGCTTATCAAGATATCTGGGAGGCTGTGGTCCACCGTCGCACATGCACCACACGCATGACTGACGACAGTCTGAACACATGCCCATGCGAATAAGAGTGCCACCCTCTAGCACTGCACAGTAGATACTGTCCTCCCGCTGCTTGATGCGAGGCGGTAGGACAATGCGCTCACGCGCCTGCTCTAGAACCTTCCTAGTGCTCTCAATATGCTTATCTGTTTCTACAAATGACTTTAGGGCTTCTTGCATCTCTGCTGAGAATCGACCTCGCTCACCGACCTCAAAGCCTAGACTCCTAAGATAGTCTCTCTTATTCACTGATCTCCCGAATCTCTACGGAACCTTGCAGATAGCCGCCCTCTATTAGAGTGGCCCTGTTGTGGTCATATTCCCCATTGTGAAACTTGGTAAGGACCTCATCCATAGAGTATGCCTCTACCTTTAGATCCCACCAGTCCTCGGTTTGATAACTGATTACATACTTAGCCATTACAGTTCCTCCCCATTCTCATCCTGATAGACAACTCCATAGGAATCGCCAAAGTCCTCATATACCCAATCTTCGATATACCCCAGCACCTCTTCGATGGTAGGTTCATAGGCATCATCATCATTCATAGCCTGCAATGATTCTACAATCTGGACAACATCATAGGTAACGACCTTGATAGCGTTGATACGCTCAGGAAGAGACACTTGCCACCACCCCAGGAGCAGGCCAAGTATCGACAATGTATCCAAGAAGTCTAACTAGAGACTCATCAAGTGCCGCCTCCAAAGGCGTATCATCACCAGCAGCAAACCAGCCATAGCCAGTCTGCGTAGCAGAATCATCATCATAGATATTACCATCTGCAAAGTAGGCGGCGGTATCAAACTCTACCCCCCACTTCTGAGTATCTGTGTCATAGAATACAACATAATGAAACTGCATTACTTCCACTTCCAATCTACTGAGTAGGGAAAACCATAGTCCTCGTCATGCTCCATGCGCTCTTGCATTACGATCTGTGCGTCGGCTGGCAGGTCTGTGTCCACCGTCACAATGAATGTATGTTTCATCCATGCCCCCTATAGTATTCATCAACAGTATGTACCTCATAGTCTACGCCCTTCAGGTCGTAGTATTCCAGCAATTCTCCGAATGTCTTTGGAGCAACGTGGGCGATCAACTCACCGCCTTCATGAATCTGGTAGGTATTGGGACCACGCCCATCATTGTCTATTTCATAAATGTGAATCATTACCCCTCCACTCTACACGACTCGCAGATGCCATTGTTCATGGCAAGGATATCATCTTCCTCATAGGAATAGCAACGATCACAGTGTCCATCATTGTCAATCCCCAATTCTTCGCAGATACATTGTAGTCTACATACATCTTCCCCTGCCGCCATGCGGTCAAGGAGGTCAAGGCGCTCTGCCTCAGTCATCTTGTTTGTCATGCCCACCTCTGTCCTGAGAGCCAGATAGTCTTACCTGTGATTACAACCTGAGTAGCACGCTTGATTGGCGCACCTGTGTCTGTCATAACGAATGACTCATTCTTGTAAGGGTCATAGGTGATCTTGCGGTAGCCCTGACGCTCCATGTTTTCTGAATTGTAATCTTCTAGGCTACCGTCGCTTATCCATGCGGGAACGCCACGAACAAAGGCGTGAACATTCTTCTTGCCCTCACGACGCACCTTCGCGTTGCCCGCAGGCTGAACGTCGAATGAAACATCGTTTAGAATAACTGCCTGCGTATGCTTCACCTTGCCACCAGACGGGCGGTAGGACAAGCAATGCTTATGAAGATTGTAATACACCTCTATACGCTCTACCATAATTTTAGTTGCTCCTCCTCAGACGTAAGATAGAGACTGCTATCTGAGACCTCCCAGAATGTACCTTCGGGGGCGGTGTCATTGAGATAGTCTATCGCATCCTCATAGGTCCAGTCAATAGCATCAAGGATATCAAGTAGGTCATCGTCAACAAGGTCTTGTTGCTCAAGTGCTACTTGATCTTTCTCAAACTGCTCAATGTCAATCTCTAGTCCGTTGGCGACTGCAAAACGAATAACAGCGATAGAGAAGTCGGTGCTACTCATATGACTACCATCAATGTAGATTCCAGGTTCCATCTCAACTCCAATTGTCGGGGCGGAAGCCACCATTGGACAACCACTCATCCAATGATTGCACAAGTTCAGTCAACTCATCAAGAGTTTCCAATGGGTCAGACTCAAGTGTACCCCATTCTTCCCACTTATCACAAATCGTCTTGATACGAGCAAGCGTTGTATTCGGGTCCATCATGTCTCCTTTCGTCGTTTTATAAAGGCTAGCATGAGGGTACGACAGCATCAAGACTTTTCCGTGATTTTCCGTGATTCGTCGTAAAGGTTCGTAAAGAGGTTGACAGGGCACAGAAAGTGTGCCCGGGCGCGAGGCGCGCCCTTTGTCAAGTCTTTTGTGCCTAGTGTTGGAATCGAACCAACCATGCCAACGGCGACGGTTTTACAGACCGCTCCCCCACCTTGGGGGCTACTAGGCGGAGCACCACCACTAGGAATCGAACCTAGCACGACAAGTTTTGGAGGCTCGTCTGCGTCCCTGCGCTGGTGGCATGTGAGCAGTTTAGCGTCATGCTCAGGACGGTGGATCAGACTCCGACCGTCTGCTTCACGATGGAGAGCAGGCGACCCTTCTCTGCGTTGGTCACAGGATCGAAGCCGCTCGCGGCAGCGAGCACGTTCTCCTGACCACGCTCACCGCGACCAGTACGGAACCAGTCAAGGCGCTCCGTCATGGCATTGAGAGCACCCCACGCAGTCGTGGCGATCATGTTGGTCGTGTCGGAAGTCCAGATTTCCTGAATCTGGTCAACCTTGTTCTGCCACTTGGTCATGGCACCCTTGACATCCTTGTCAGGACGAGGGTAGGCGGTCTCAACGATCTTATCGAACTGAGCCTTGGTGATCTCAGCCTCAATGAGTGCCTGAGCCATTGTATCAAACTCGTCCATGTAGGCATGAGCAAGACCAAGCGCCTCACGCGCAGCAGCAACCTTGCCAGACACCGTAGAGGTGTGGCGAATCTTGTAAGACTGCTTGACAGACCTGAGAGCGAAGTTGAGCGTATTCTGGCACACGACACGGATGGGCGTGATGGAAGCCTGAACAGCCACCGAACCATCGTGTGAGGTGTGCAGCAGCAGATACGACAGCACCTTGTCACTCACACCGCTAGGATCAAGGACGGTCTCACGCTCCAGCGCAAGTGAGCCGAACACCACGCGACCCTGCTTGATAGAGCCAGCAGTCTCCCAACGGCCACCGCCGTCAAGGATATTGTCACCAAACGAGAACAGTTCCTCATTCTGTACGACGTTGTAACGCTCACCCACGACGGAGAGAACGTCCTGCGAGTTGTCGAACGGGTTATCGCGCACGACCATGAACGAATCGCTGACGAAGTTGTATTCGGGAGCAAGCGCGTTGACGGACTCTAGACGCACGTTCCAGTTGTCAAGGTACGCGGCAGACAGCATCTCACGGGTGGACTTTTCCTCAGTGAACACGGTGCCAAGGCCGTGCCATGCGGGTTCGCGGAGGGAGGCGAAAGAAACCTCACCATTGCTACCCTTCTCTAGATCATGTGACATTGTGTATCTCCAATCGGTAGTGAATCAACTTATGGGACAACGATACACTACGGGTCTGACAGTCACAAGACTTTTCCAAGATAAACATTGATGATATTTCTGTGATTTTTCAGTGATCGTCGTAAAGGGATCGTAAAAGGCTTGACAATGGGCGCGAAACGCGCCCGGGCCTATAAGTTGGAGGGAGGGCAGTCGGAGTCCAGTCACAACCGCCCTCCCAGTATCCCCAACGGGATTCGAACCCGTGCTACCGCCTTGAAAGGGCGGCGTCCTTGGCCACTAGACGATGGGGACATCAGCATACGTTGGCAGCGGTATGCTAGCGCCATTTCCTCTTACTGCTCTTCGATGTTGACCACTTCACTCATGACATCAAGAATACTAACATCACCATGCTCACTGATCGACACGGATAGATCATTCTCAAGATTGTCTGTGTCTACGTCATAGTCAAATGGAACGGACACCGTTACATCAAACTCAGCAGACACTCGCAGATTGATGTACCGACGAGGCGTGATGGCCATGATCTCTGCGATCTGTTGGGCACACCCTAGAGTAATCTCGTCGCCAATCTCTAACTCTGAAAGATATTCAGACAGCCGCTCGCGCATACCCTCTAGTTCGGATACACGCCTGCCTAGCCTCTCAACATCGGCTAGCGCCTTCTCATGCTCAGACACGGCTACGCCAGTAACGGCGGTCATTGTGTAGTTGCTCATGCTCAGACTCCAATCTTGGTCTTGGAATACTTGCGAACAAAGTCGATGCGAGGCATCGTGAAGATAAGGTCGGTGGTCTTGTTGTAATGCCAGTCAAAGTCATACAGACTGACAGTATCAGTCTCTAGATCGTAGACAGGCACCTTGTGCTCGTTGTCACACAACTTGTTGAGCGTGATGCCCCAACCAAGCGGCTGGTTCCAATCATCGCCAATCAACTGCGAGACGATGATACGAGTGCCATAGGCATCGTCATAAGGCAGACGAACGTCAGCCTTATCAAGTGCATTTGCGAATCGTGCAAGCATACCCTCACCTGCCCAATGGCCGTAGATGAAGATGGTGTTGCCGTCAGTCTGACGGATTCCGAAGTTAGCGCGGTCTCCCATGCTGGACTCTCTTTCTCTTAGTAGGTATATACAGACTAGCAGTAGGGTACGACAGTATCAAGCATTTCCAGTGACTCTTTTTCTGTGATCGTAATCACACGGTTCGTAACTTGACAAAGGGCACGGAACGTGCCCGGGCGCTGGCGTGGCAGGATTCGAACCTGCAACCCATCGGTTAACAGCCGATTGCGCTGCCATTGCGCCACACGCCATTAGGGGGGGGGCTACTCGCCTTCCTCGCAATACTTGCACCAGTGATTAGGGTCAAACAAGGATGCCATCAGGTGATCGGCAAAGTCAAGTTTCATTCGGACACTCCTACGAGTAGGTCAATGCATGTTGGGCAATACGAATCGTCGTCATCGATCTGCTGATCGGTTAGCGCACCCTCGCAGTTGAGACAGAAGTCCCAATGAAGCGGCGGCAAGTGTGCCATTGTTACACCTCTCCCTTTAGCAGTTTCCCGTGACGTTCAGCATACAGGAGAATGTCCTCATCATCCAGACTTCCGATTCCCTCTCTCGTGTCTGGAATATCAACAATGAGCGTCCCATCGTTGACATCGATGATCGTGCCTGTTCCTGGGTGTACGATAAGCAAAGCCATTCTAATACTCCTGTTCGTCTACTTGGTCGATAATGTCATTGTATAGGGACTTTACGATCCACCCCTGATCCATCAACTCGCGGAGGCACGTTAGGACTGCATCCCAATCACCACGCGGCATCTCTACCTTTACCATCTAGACTCCTTAGAGTTTGTAGTTTGTTTACGCGCATCTGATGGGATTCGAACCCACGACCTCCACCGTGACAGGGTGGCGAGCACTCCGCTGCTCTACAGACGCTTGGTGAGCATGTCATCCCTAACTTAGCCATGCTCATGTGCTGGGTGTCTAGCACCGTGGGCGCACATTGGGGAAGCGAGTCGATATATGGAGACCATTCTTCATGGCTTAGGACTTGTCTAGACTAGTTTCCTACTCTACATCCATATGGGTCGCATATCCCCAAGTCTCTATTGTATTGTAGTGTGAGCAGTTTATCAAGTCATACTCAGGACTCCGACACCTTAGCACCTGCTAGTCTCTGAATCTAGTATATGCTAATCAGAGAGTGGTGTCTAGCGTATTCGGGGACGCTCTCCCTTACCGCTTGCCCTTGTAGTTGGGGGCGTTGAGCAGACCCGACAGCGAAACGGTGTCAAGGAACTTGCCGTTCGCGTCACGGGTGACGATGCGCTGGCTCTTGCCGAAGCGCGTGTCCCACGTCTCCAAGTAGCGGTAGACGGGGGCGGTGTGCTTAGCCTTCATACTTCCTCCTAATAGGTTGGTAGTAATAAGATAGCAGTATGGTCTGACAGTCTCAAGGATTTCTGGAAAGATTTTTCCGTGAATATTTCAGTGATTTCGTAATGATCGTCGTAAAAGGCTTGACAGGGCACGCAAAGCGTGCCCGGGCCGCAGGCCCGAAAACCCTTGGTATACAAGGACTTTTCGGACCTGCCAAAAACCCTTATGGCATAAGGGTTTTCACCTCCGCATCCCTAGCATTAGCCCTAGCATGAGTAGCATCCCTAGCACGCTTAGCAAGATGATCACGCGGCACCTCCCCTAACGATAATCCAGATCAACGCCTGCGCGGTGCGCGGCGTGATGCCGAACTCTGCCGCAACCTCTCGCACGGCATCGGCTAGCATCCTGTATTGTCCCACGTTAGGAGAGTCGGAGTCAAGGTTAGCGGCACGGCACATCCACACGTCGATCACTACCGCGTCAGTATCGCCCGCGATAGCACGAGCGAACGCATTAGTCTTTAGACCCTTTAGCGCATCGAAGCCCTGCACTAGTGCGGCCTCGGCCATGCGAACATTATTCGACAGACCCGCGACAGGCTTACCCTGCGAGAATGCGAGAGCCTTAGCGACATTAGTAGACCAACGCTCACGCGGCGAGAATGCGGACACGACAGACGCGCCAACTTCTAGCGTAGCGTTCAGATTCTCGGCCACATCTTCGGCCACCTCTTGCGCGTCGTGATACCAGACGCTAGCGGCCTCAACTTGCGAGAGGGTGGCGGTCATGATGAGGGAACGGAACAGGTCAAGGGCGGTGGGGGTATCGGTTGTAATCATAGGACTACCTTACACTAGGGGACTGACAACGGTCAAGGGGTGTTAGAAGAATCTAGCAATGATCACTAGGACGATAGCGCCTATTGCAATACAGGCGAACATGGCGGTGAACTCATTCACCATTCCGCCTTAGGATGCTTGACCTTGCGCGAATACTTAGCCCGATTACGATGGGGCGATGCTGCGGCAGACCGCCGCAACTCAATAACCCGACGCTGCGCGTCGGCTGACCTTCGATGATTAGTACGATTTGACATAGACCAATCCTAGCATACGGGTACGACAGGATACAACATATTTCAGTGACTTATTTCACACCGTCGTAACTTGACATTGGGCACGGAACGTGCCCGGGCGCGAGGCCCGAAAACCCTTATGTACCAAGGACTTTCGGGCACGCCTGAAAACCCTTATGTATCAAGGACTTTCGACACCTCGCTATAGGCTTCCCATCCATCGGTCCACCCGTCTTGATACCATTGCTCGCGCTTATTGTCGAACCACCCATAGGCAAGTGCGAACACCGCGAGTGATGCGACCGCGAGAAACGCGGCCAGCGCAAAGATGCTAACGTCAGGCACTGACATACTCTCCCATCATTTCCGATTCGATTTCTTTAGCGATAACCCTACGCTCATCGCCAGTCATGCCGCCATAGACGTGCGGCTCAAAGTCCTCATTGTCCAGCGCGAACGCAAGGCAATCGTCAATTACAGGGCAACGCTCACAGATTGCCTTAGCCTGTAGGACACGGGACGTGACGCCCGTGAGAAACAACGATGAATCGGCGTCAAGACACGCCGCCTTATCCTGCCACATGCTTACCATTCCCTCCGAATGTATAGGTTGTTCCAGTTGTCGGCACTCATTACCATGCCGAAGTGCATACGCGCACCTTGCAGGCTCTCATATGCCGCGATCACGCGCTCATTGTAGACAACATTCCACATCATGCACCCACCTTAGCATCTAGGTCTGACACCCAAGGGTTAGGGTCAAGGTCAAGGGTGGCCTCCAAGCGGAGGAAGTTCTCATACAGTTCTTCTTCATTCATGACTACACCTTATCACTAGGGTCTGACAGTCTACGCTCTGCGGCCTTGGCTTGGAGCCATGCCTTCCATGCCTCGCGCTCCTGCGCGGCGGCGGAATAGTCAATGTGTGTCATCTTGTTCATGCGATCACCTTAGCATCTGGGTCTGACATCCAAGCGTTACGGCACGCTAGGATCGAATCGCACACGGAGCAGCAAGCGAATCCGTTAGGGTTCGCATCGAATGTAGCCTCATCGACTACGGAAAGGGACGCGCCACAGGCGCTTGATAGGATGGTCATCATGGTTCCACCTTACACTATGGGTCTGACATTCACCTAATCGACGTTCGCATATCGGTCGTATTTCAGTGACTTTTTTTGGCGTGTCGTAACTTGACAACGGGCACGAAACGTGCCCGGGCGCTCACGCCCGAAAAGCCTTGGTACATAAGGACTTTTGGCACCTCAAAAACCCTTATATACCAAGCACTTTTAGCGCATCCCCAATGCGAATCCAAGCGCGAGCAACGCGCCAGCGATGCAGGCCAGAATGATCACACGATCACCCATTCGTCGCAGTGGTCCATTATTTCCAGCATGTCAGACTCAGACCATGCGCGGCCATAGTCAAGTGAGAAACAGTCAATGTTGTAGCCCTTGTAGTCGTAGACGTTGACAGTCTTGCTACCGTTCCAGACAAACTTATAGCCGTCGCGCCGTGTGTATGTCATCATGCACCAATCTTAGCGGAGTAGGTAGCAATGAAGGAAGCAAACTTGGAGAGCGGCACCCAACCATAGACGCGAGTGTCATAGGCGAGAGCGTCGGCATATTCCGCAAACTCAGGAACAACCTCAGACACCCACTCACCATTCATGAAGAATGCGAGTTCGACGGAGTGCGGAAAGTTACAGTAGCCATTGTCACCTAGCGCGATGGAAACCTCATCGGCCATCGGGTGATCGATGCGAGTGCGAGCGGTGACAAACCTGTCACCAGTCGGCAGAGTCTCAGCGGTGGTAATCACAGTTCTATTCCTTTCGCAGCGAGTGCGGTAATGAGTTCAGCCTGTAGCGCAGGGCTGTCGGCATCTTCGGGCTGTAGCCATGTTACGCTGTCATAGATGTCTAGGTCAATACTTTCGCCAGACTCAACCTCAGTGACGCGCACAAACTCATAGTTGCGCCAGTCCGTCATAGGTTCGGCGGTCATCCAAAGAGTGGCGACAAAGTTGCCCGAAACGATGGGAGCCTCAAACAAGGCAGGCAGATCATGGGCGAAGCCCTTGACGATACGCGACACCTCAATCATGCGGACACCTCCTCTAGAAACTCAAGGCCCGTCACTACTGACGTGCCAGCGCGAGTAACCCCCGAAACGTACAGGGCCACCTGATCCTCGTTCAGTTCTTCGGTCCACTCTAGGCCGGAGGTGACGAGGCGAATCATTACCTTGCGCATGGTGCGCTCCTTTCTTTCTACGCCCTAAGGCTATCATGGGGGTCTGACATCTACCTAATCTGACACACCCATATGACCGATATGTGGACATATCTAGGGTGTCTCTAATGTGGTCTACATCACATCGATGTTACAGAATCGTTACCATGCAAAAAGTCCTTATGCCGCAAGGCTTTTCAGCCGCAGCCGAAAACCCTTGGTATGCAACAACTTTTGGCATGTCGAAAACCCTTATGCTGCAAGGCTTTTCAGCCTCGCACGCCAAAAAGCCTGTGATTTCAGGGATTTTTTCGTAACGGTCGTAAACTTGACAAATCTGGAAAAAGCGCCCGGGTTTTCCACAGGTTATCCACAGGTGTGGATAACGTTATGCACAACTTATCCACAGGTTATCCACAAGTTATACACAGGTTATGCACAGGTTATCCACATTAGTCACATGGTTATCCACAGTTTGGGCGGCGGACCTGTGGATAACTCTGACTAATATCCAACTCATCTGTGGATAACTACCCTAACCCTGTGGATAGAAAGACAGATCTGTGGATAACTTTCTAGCCTGTGGATTATCTTGTGGATATCCCGAAGGTCAGGCCAAATAGGATTAGCCCCCCGACTATTAGACATAGGATGATCATGCGCGCGCCTTGCGTGCCTGTCGCATAGCCAATTCAGACAACGGGTAACGGCTAGCGCGCGCTGCGCGGCATAGGTCGCACTCATGCATAGTGGCGGGCCAATAGGTGTCGCCACACGTCGGACACTTACGCATTAGGCTCATTCCTACACCTTCTCAATCTCAAGGGCGGTGACAACGGCACCAGCGAGCGTGATGCCCTTGACGGTGCCAACTACTGTCGCGTAGAAGGTATGACCTTCTACCTCAACGATGTGAACCTGCTCGCCGCTGTATTGCGAGAGCGCGGTGATCTTTGCACGCATGTCAGTTCCCTTCACACTTGCGGCACGCACTAGCGGCCACGCTGTCAACACTCCACGCGCGAGCGTGGCCCGATACGTTGCCGCAATCGCGGCAGGTGACGCGCACGAATACGCGCCCCATGTGGTAGGCGTTGGTCATGTCCCACGCGCCTACGGTCACGAGGCCCCCACGGGCCTGCACCTTGCTGGTGTTCATCATTTCGTTCATGGAATGATCCTAGCATGGGGGTACGACATTCGGGGCCACTTTCGGGCACTTTTCTAGACTTTTTTGTGTGGGGTACGTCACATTATGTGCGCGCTAGAATCCGCATAATGCTGCGCGCAGATGATAGCATCATACAAATAAAAATATCATTCACATTTTATCAAAATTGAATATAACGATTTTATAACGGTGTGATATCAAGAGGAAAGGTTTTCTCTGCATGACAATTGGCGCAGAGAACATCGCATTTTGAAATCTCATTCCATACGGTTTCAGGACCATATCGGGGGCGGAGGCGACCTTTGATCATATCTGATGGTTCTACAACCTTACCATTCTTATCACGATACTTAGTTTCTGGATCTCTGTGTGAAAATTGCAGCACTCTAGGATTTCTGTTATATCCACAGATTTGACAACCATTGTCAAGTTTATATCTCATAACTTGAATTTTAAGATTGTTCATGCTCATCCTCTGTATCTACTGCTAAACTGGGCGGTGGTGACATCAATTCTCCTGATCTATGGAGTTCAATAAGGCGTAGGGCTTCTTCGCCTTTACCTACTCCATCTGCGATCAAAGCAAGCATATCATACACTCTGGCTAACATGATGAATGTAACCATACCTAGATGCTCATTGATATCTTCTACTCCTGACTCATCCACGATGCTGCCGCCAGAATTTTGTAGAAAATGGATACAAGTCTTTCAAGATAGTCATAACTGCATCTCCGTACTCTTGTATTTCTGATTGAGCATCTTCTGCCTGACGCAGATAACAGAAATGCAAAGCCGCATTCAGGCTCGTTGTCCAGCGCCAGCGGACATACATGCCATATGCGGGTAAAAACAAACGGGCTTGTTCTGTTGCGACGCCCATTGCGAGCAATTGGTTGTACAGATTGACGGATTCGTCTACATGGTACTTTAAACGCTCGTAGAAGCGTTGAGATAATTCTGGATGGATGTCTGGTCCACTTCCTTGTTTCGAATTTTCTGGAGCCGTTCTCCAGGCTTGAGGGATGTAGAATACAGGTTGTTCTGTGACGTACCTGCGCGACGATTCATTCCATCCACTTTGATCGTCAAGATGTGTACTTCCTACCGCGTGCTTGTACCACTGGCGAGCAATCATCAGCGGAGCGTAAATTTCAAACGAGATTGTACAGTGTCTAAGTGTGGAATCATGCTTTTCTCTAATTAGGAATTCAAGGAGTTTTTCATCTCTCTCAGAAAAGGAATCAACACATTTGTCATAAGATACTCTAGCGGCATTCACTACTTCAAGGTCAGAGCCGAAGTTACCAACTAATCTAACATATCCATGATCTAGTACATCTATCTTCATTCTAGAAATCTCCGCTCGTATGTTCTTAATAAAAGAAAGAGTATACTTTTATCTAGAATTTTATATATATTCTAATATCTAATATATCTCTTATATTTATATATGTAGAAAATTGTAATGCATATGAATTATAAGAGTCAAGAAAAGGAGAAAAAAATGAGTTGGTTGAATGAATCAGCAGTTGGAAGAGCAGTGCAATCCTACGTCAAGGTATTTGCAGCAGTTGTGCTAGGTCTATTCTTAGCAGATGGTGCAGATGTATTTTCTGTTTCCGTTGGTGAACTAAAGACTTGGGTTGCAGCAGGCGTGGCCTCCGTGCTACCATTGATCATTACTGCTCTTAATCCAGCAGATAAGAGATTCTCGTTCCCCGGGAAAGGCTCTAAGAATGCTTAATAATCTTAAAAGATGGCTGGACCGTAACCAGGGGCTACATGATGCCTCTGATACTCCAGACGTAGAAATGATACCACCAGCGGGCTGGCAGCCCGTTCAGGTTTATGATGCAACAGAATACATTGAGGAGGATCAGTGATGGCAAATACTAATCCGACCCCACAACAAGTTCTAGAGGCAATTCGTGATCATGGTGTTCCCGTTCGTCTTGCAGAAGGATGGGACAAGCGTGGTCGTGCATGGAACTATGATGGTGGTGGACTTTATGGTGTCGTAAATCACCACACCGCCACTCAAAGTGCAACTGGCAAAGAGGGTGCGCCATCATTGTGGTGGTTGCTGAATGCATATGATCGGCCAGCAGCGAACATGCTCATTGGTCGTGGCGATAAAGACGTATGGCTAGCATCTGGAGGCTCATGTTGGCATAGTGGCAATGGTGGTCCTTGGCCAGCCATTGGCATTAATCAAGCAGCGAACGTCGGCCATTTCCGACTTTTTGGAATTGAGATTGACGATCCAGGTCTTGGCTTAACGCTAACAGATTCACAAATTGAGTACACCGCTAGAGTTAATGCGGCACTCATGGATCTTTGTGGGTGGGGAGCAGAAAGAATTGTTACGCACCAGGCATGGACAGATGGTTCTTACGGAGTAAATCCAAATGGACCCTCTCCATTCTTGGGCCGTAAGGGTGATACAATTCACAAGGCTTGGAGAGAATACCCAGGATCAACGAAGGCAGAAAACTACAATCCAATCTTCTGGCGTCAAGAGGCTAAGAAGTATGTCAAGCAGAATGGAACATGGGATGGTATCATTCCTTCCCGCGCCGCCGTGCGTGACGGAGACAAACAAGATATCTATCGCCTACAGTGCAGACTGTTTGATCTTGGATTTAGAACCATCAAGCCAAGCAAGACTAGGGCAACTATTCCAACTCCAGCAATCAAGAAGTTCCAGATAAAGCAGGGTTGGGAGCCAACTGGTCTGTTTACCAAGCGCACACAACAAAGAATGTTCGGTGGGGTGAAGCCATAATTGTGAGATTGGTATAATGTACTTCTAAATACAATTTCATAGGTGGTCATTATGGGAACATTGGGTATTGTAGAAACTTTAATCGTGGTAGCGAGCATTATCACTGCCGGAACTGTTATTGCAGTATTCGCTAATAAAATATTCAAGGTTCTAAGAAAGTTTGTAAGATTTCTGGACGACTTCAATGGAGTAGAAGAAAGACCTGGGCAAGACCACCGCCCAGGTTTTCCAGAAAGAATAAAAGATCTTGAAGAATGCATGAGAGAGGTGGGACAAAAAGTAAACTCTCTCAATGACACATCAGAGTCTATTAAGAAGATTGAAAATAAAGTGATCCTCATAGAAAAAGAATTGCATCCCAACCACGGCACTAGTATGAGAGATGCCGTTGATAAGATTCAATTAAGACTGCAACTAGTTGAAGAAAAGTTGGAATCACATGTCCGATCCGCAGATTGATGTTGAGGTTGATTCTGGTATAGATCAGATTGCAATCAACTATGATTCCCCAATTGACATAATTTCTATAGATTCAGTAGATGGAATAGATCAGATAACACTAGATCTTCAATCAGAAATCGACTCTATAGATGTTAATTTTTCCCAGGACATAGATATAATAACAGTTGAAGAGGCTGTGCCAAATATACAAGTCATAGAGATTGGCACAGTCTTTTCTGCTGTAGGTTCTGTGAACTCTCTTTCAGGAGATGTCGTATTAACATACATTGTTACGTTAACATATGTCTCACCAGTAAGTGGGGTTTATACATACACAGTAACACACAATCTTGGGTACGAAAACCCAATAGTCATGGTGTATAATACAGATAATGAAACAGTGATTGTGGAGCACGATGCAATAGATGCAAATACTATTGAAATTCGCTCTCAGTCAAACATGAATAACTTTAAGGTAGTGGTGCAAAGATGAGCAATCCAGCATTTTCTTCATTCAAGTTGTGGAAGGGCGATACCCTCCGTTTTAATATGGCTTTGAAGGCTTCTGGAAGCGCCTATGCAATTCCCGCTGGAACAATCTTTAGTGCTGCCGTTAAGGAAAAGAACACTACAAGCACATACGACATGACAACAGATATTCTATCTGCCAGCGCGGGGTCAGTAAGAGTAACCCTCTCAGCATCAACGTCTGCTCTACTTTCTGCAAAAAAGAATTGGATATATGATGTTCAGATGAAAGACTCTGCATCAGTAGTCACTACTCTTCTTTATGGAAATATCTTCGTTAATGATGAAGTAGCGACCTAATTTTCTCTATCTGATTAATTCCCAAATATGATTTTGTGTCACACGATAAACACCAGAAACATGCGTTACCATCTTGATCTACCCAAGGAACCATATTGCCATCGTTTTCATCAATTGGACAGGGTAGAGGAGGAGCAACACCGATCTCTGAAAGTTTGTGATACTTGTGTAACTCTTGAATAGTTATCATGATGATAACTATATCACAGCAGATTTTTTGAACTTTGAAAGCCGTTTACGCTACAATAAATCTTACCGCATTTTGCGGTATTTTATTTATGATGGAGAGATCAATATGACAGTTTCCTTGCCTACAGCGTACCAGCAGGTTATTCACAAGACAAGATATGCAAGATGGATTGAAGAAGAAAACCGCAGGGAGGACTGGCACGAAACTGTTGGACGATATATAAACTATATTTATGACAGCCTAGAAAAATATAACAATTTCACAATCTCTCCAGAAGTTTTTCAAGATATTCATAACGCAATTCTAAGAACAGAAGTTATGCCATCAATGCGCGGTCTTATGACTGCTGGCCCTGCGCTAGAAAGAGATAATACCTGTATCTACAACTGTTCCTACCTGCCAGTCGATTCACTTAGGTCATTCGATGAAGCGATGTACATTCTTATGTGTGGAACAGGAGTTGGGTATTCAGTAGAATCAAAATATGTTAATCAACTTCCCGTTATTAACGAGCACTTTGAAATTTCACCAACAACCATAGTTGTCGATGATTCAAAGGCTGGTTGGGCAAAGGCCCTTAGAGAGTTGATTGCGCTTCTTTATCAAGGACAGGTTCCTAGTTGGGATCTGTCTGCTGTTAGACCAGCAGGCGCAAGACTTAAGACTTTCGGTGGCAGGGCATCTGGCCCTGACCCCCTTGATAGACTATTCAGGTTTACGGTTGAAACTATAAGATCTGCATCTGGACGTAAGTTAACGCCATTAGAGGCACACGACATTATGTGCAAGATCGCAGAGGTTGTAGTTGTTGGTGGAGTGCGTAGATCAGCAATGATCTCCCTGTCTGACCTAGAAGACCGTAACATGGCTGCGGCGAAGGCAGGTTCTTGGTGGGAATATAATTCTCAAAGAGCACTCGCCAATAACTCAGCCGTATATGAAAAAAGACCAAGTATGGAAGTTTTCATGGCAGAGTGGAAGTCTTTGTACGATTCTAAGAGTGGTGAGCGCGGAATATTCTCTAGAGCAGCCGCACAGAAGGTGGCATCAAAGAATGGCCGTCGTGAACCAGGACATGAGTTTGGAACTAACCCATGTAGTGAAATTATTCTTCGTCCATACCAGTTCTGTAATCTGACAGAGGTTGTGGTTAGAGAAGGCGACACACTAGAAGACCTACTCAACAAGGTTCGCATAGCCACAATTCTTGGAACTCTACAGTCAACATTTACTAGATTTAAGTATCTTCGTAAGATATGGCAGAAGAACTCAGAAGAAGAAAGACTACTTGGCGTATCCCTCACTGGACAACTTGGGCATCCAGTTCTTAATGGCTCACAAGGATTAGATAAACTTGAGGAATGGCTAACAGCAATGCGACTACAGGCCGTTGAAACAAATAAGGAATATGCATCAGCATTAGGAATTAATCAGTCAACAGCAATTACATGTGTTAAGCCATCTGGCACGGTATCTCAACTAGTCAACTGCTCTAGCGGAATGCACACATGGCATAGTGAATTTTATGCTAGAACTATCCGTGCAGACAATAAAGATCCAGTTACAACATTTCTAAAAGAGGCTGGTGTTATTGGAGAGCCAGACGTAATGAAGCCAAATGACACTACCGTATTTACATTTCCAATTAAAGCGCCTAGCAATGCCTTAACCAGAAAAGATGTCGGAGCCATTCAGCATCTAGAACTATGGCTGGCATATCAAAGACATTGGACGGAGCACAAGCCATCTATTACCGTGTCTGTAAAAGAAGATGAATGGATGGACGTTGGTGCTTGGGTGTACACACATATAGATGAACTTTCAGGAATCTCATTCCTCCCCTATTCTGATCACACATACCAGCAAGCCCCATATCAGGAAATCTCTGAAATGGAGTATAATGAGATATTAGACAAGACTCCAAAAACACTTGACTGGAACTGGTTAACGTATTATGAAACATCTGATGGCACAACCGGAAGCCAGGAACTCGCATGTGTATCAGGGGCTTGTGACATAACTCAAGTATAATGCGGAGGCTGTGTGTATAGCAGATTAATTCTTAAAGATAGACCAGATATAGTCTGGCCCTTTGAGAATATAAATGAGTCGTCTTCGATTTCATTGCCTATAAACTTTTATAGCAATTCTGCATCACAGTATGCTGCCTCAATTAGTGCAGCCAACACAGTGCTTCTGAACATACCAATTGTTTTTGGCGGAGGTACTGCATTAAGACTAACTAGTTCGGCCACCCCCAATATCAGTATTCCACTACTAAGCAGATTTTCTGAACTGTACGATAAAAGAGAATCATGTATAGAGTTTTGGCTTAGATGTGACAAAGTTCCTTCTAGAGAAGTTAGGATAGCAACAAAAAGAAATAATCCGAATATCGGACTTTATCTAAAAGACAACTATCTAATGTTTAGATACGGAACTTCTACTACATATATAGAGGCTGCATATGGCATGGCAGAACTTAATGAGCCAACTCATATTGTTATGAATCAGAATAGATCTGGAATAGAGTTGATAGTAAATGGAGTATCAACAATAACAAACAATTTTGCAAATATATCATTGCCAATCGACACAAGCCATTCCACAAACGACTATATGGATTTCTATGGAAGTTCAGACTATGCAGTCGTGGTAGACTCAATTGCGTTATATGCATTTAACATTAGATCCAACACAGCAAAAACTCATTATGTTTACGGGCTTGGTAAAAGCGTTAATGAAAATATATTCATTAGTCTTGGTGGAGACTTTTATAATTTCTCAACACAGGCAAGCAGGAAATCTTTTTATGCTCTATGGGATCAGCCTCAGGAATGGTCACTAACTCAGTATGACAACTTAATTCATTCTTCGGATGGAATCAGGCCGATACCATATGATGTTCCAAGTATAGTTTCATTTGATAATAAAATTAACACATCAAATAACGTTGTCGCCTTTACATCATCTGCTGGCGATACATATGGAACATATTTGGAAGTAGAAAATCTACAGTCTCTTCTTGGTCAGGGAGGGAACCCATTTTTTGTTGAGGTGAGGCTTAATGGCACTCTGCCACAGGAAGGTCTTCCACAGACAATAATGTCTTATGGGCAGGCACCGTTTAGTAGCGTCATTGATTTTAACTTTGCCAACTTTTCTGGATCATACTATCTAGTTGCTAAGAGCAATGTATCAACATCCTCCGCCAGATTCTGGATACCCAACATAACTTCTAGTCCAACAATAGTTACTGGAATGAATTTTGAAAATCAAAGTATTGTTTATTTCGGTCTTTCTGGATCGACTCTTCAAACTGCATCACTTGTATCATTCTCTGGTAGCGTTTTTGACGCTGATCCAATATCTAGTTACTTCCCGCCAACAGACAATACTGTAATAAGAATAGGTAGCGGGCTGACATATGACGACTCTTCTGTAATATCTAGCGTTAATAATGTTGCTCAGTTTAATGGAACATTCCTATCTTTCATAATTACCAAAGATAATTTTTCTGGATCTACTTTTGTATCAGTTGATCAATACGAGCAGCCAGTATATTCTTTAATATATGACTCAACAAAGGGGTCGTTTAGAAATAGATCTTTTGGAAATGCTAACTTTATTCTTCATGGGGCGGCGTTAGGAGAATACCTAGACTCTGGCAGTGCCATAATATCTGCAAACAGATTTGAGTTTGGATATCCAGATGTTATTTCAGCATCTCAGGTAAAGATATATGCATCTTTATATAATTACTCATCTAGCGTGGCGATAAGATCGCGTGTTCAGTTACAGAAAGTAAATAGTTTAGAGTGGCTTAATCTTATAGATCTATCGGACAAATATATACAATTTGATATAGATATTTTGGCAGACGATGTAACAAACTATGCACCAATAATAAAATACTTTAAAATAGAAACCTATCCGTTCAGTGGATCGTATGTTGAGATACTAGATAATTCTGGAGACAGAATAAGGATAAATAGTGCATCTGTTGCCTCCGCACAAATTTATGTGCCAGAACTAGATTTAACCCCCACCACATACCTTACTGATGGATCTGGTGTACGCATATATAGAAATACCGCTGATGTTGAGTTCAGTCCAGCATCCAAATCTTTAGACCCAACGCTATCTTCTAATTTATTGCTATGGTATGACTCTAGATTTCCAAATGGACTTGGACAAGATCCACATCCAGATGGATCAGCGTCAAATAGATTGTGGACAAGTTTGTCTGGCAGTGCAATAACAGCATCTGTATTGGCTACTGCCAATAATCCAGAGTACAGATACCAATCTTTAAATATTCTGACGGTAAACCAAGCAAATGGATCTGAGAGTGGTAGCGTAACAGACTTTTTGACGAGTAATGCTTCTGCACAGTCATCTACCGAGACTGCATCGGGCGGAGTGCGATCCATAAAGGTTGTCCCTTCTGGCACCTCAGCCGACTCCTTTATTGAATATTTTTATGACTTAACCTCATCCAGTGCAAAAAGATTTATATTCCCAGGTCAGCAATACACTGTTATCGGAAATATTTCTTTATTGAAAACCCAATCTGTTGCATCTGCTAGTGCAAGAAGGATAGGGTTGTATGCCGCAAGCACTTCTCCGCTTGGCGTACTCTTGTCATCATTTTCTGCCTCAGTTCCAAATGAGGTAGGCACATACTTTGCTTCGGTAACTATGACGGTTCCGTCTGGAACCAATTGGTTAAGTTTTAGATTCTATAATGGGTCTTCAGTATCTGGCGATCCAGTATATTGGGATAACATGGCAATATATTCTGGATCAACGGTGTCTGGCTCACCTATTGCTTGGTATGAGCCGCTTGAACTATTTGATGATAGACCAACATATAAGTTTAATGGATTAAATCACTATTTTACTTCTAGTGTAACAATTAACCAGCCAATGACAGTATATGTTGTCGGTAGAGCATTCGATAGCAATAATACTATTGTCGGACACTCCGCGTCAGCGCCAGCGATCTACACTGAAAATAATACATTTAGAATGGCAGCGGGCCAGGTTCTTGTAGGAGCGTCAATTAATAATAACTTTAACATTTTAGTTGGAGTCTTTAATAACAACTCAAGTTCATTCTTTGTCAACTCATCTGTGGTTTCAGGAAATGCTGGAACAGGAAGTTATTCTTCAGCAATGAGGATAGGATATAGACAAGATCCATCTGGAACCAGCAGATTCTTAAACGGAGACGTTTCTGGGGTTTTGGTATTTAATACTGCTCACACTAAGACTGAAATAGATAGAATAACCGACTGGATGAAAGATGCTTATAATATTACTTGGTAGGTGCGAAATAAATGATTAAACAACTTGGAACTATAGGCTTTTTTATTAAGGTGAATGATCAGAATTCTACAAGAACAAAGATTCTTGAAGTATTTTCTTCTTCTGCCCTATCATCAAGTCTTTTTTCAGCCAGCCTAAATTCTTCAAATAGAATTGCCGTATCTAATTCATCATCTATATTTCTAAACGGCGTTGCTCAAGGCACTTCGTCTGTGATAATGAATCAATGGCAGCACATCGCATTTACGTTTGATCCGAAACTGGAAACTGATTCGTCTAACAACTTTTTAGTAAGATTTGGAAACACTGGGTCGTGTGACTTTAATATACAAAATCTTTATATGCTAGATACAAGTCTAGGCGCACAAGACATAAGAAATATACATATAACTTTCACTGGTGCGTCTGCTGCAATATCTACTGGAGAATCGGCATCTGGTTCAATCAGGCTATTTGATAAAGATGAATCTAGACACACATCGTCCGTTACAGGAACGATATATCAGCCATATTCAGATCAACTACGATTCGCATCAGACGTTCGTCTTGTCACTGAAGACTCTCTTTCTTCATACATTGGCAATCCTGCTGTTAAATTAACAGGAGACCTAAAGTATTTTGATGGCGTCGAAAGCGTTGTTCCAGATAGAGTTCTAAGTATCTCAGATAATGCTGTATATCAACTAAATCTTAACGGTGGAGTCACCCTTGTAACAACATCTAATGGAGATTATATAAATGTAATAGATGGTCTTGAGTATATTGATACCGTGTGGCTAAAGACTAGTGGATCGTTTACAAAAGTGCCAACATTAGAAAAAATTGTCTACTTCTTGGACCAATCTTAGCCAAAAATAATCATAATGTGCTAACATTGTGGTATGAATAAGCCAAAATTATCTGTAGTAGAGGACAAATCAAGATACGGAATATACGTTTGGAGACTTCCAGACGGCTCTATCTTTGCTGATGAGGACAGAAATGTTCTTAACATACCAGCCGAGCGTGGAGATATCACCAAAATGGTAGAAATAAAAAAGGCTGCATCTCATTATGGCCAACCAGATGGCGAGGCAGTCTTTATTGCAGGTGTCGGTAGAGTCACTGAAGAAGAATATCAGGAAGATCTAGAGAGAATGAATAGCGGACTGCTTACATTTGGAGATACAGGAGCGTGGAGAGATGCAGCAAGAGCGAGAAGAAGCCTTAGTTGATGGAGTAAGGCTACCAGGCTTAACTAAGTCTGAGCCAGTTGTTCTAGAGCAGGATGACTTTAAGAAGTCATCTGATGATCTGCTAGAACTTTCTGGACTGTCTCAAAATTTCAAGCGGAATGCTAAGAGAAAGATTGCGAAGGCTCTCGTCACTGTTAGTGGCCAAATTGTTGAGGCAGATGACAACCAATATTCTGGCGACGAGGCAACCTCAAAGCAGATTATTCCAGACAAGTTTGGATATGGAATATTTGACGTAGTTGAGCCACAATACAATCAATATGCCCTTGCTAAGATTTATGAACTTTCCGCTCCTAATTATGCGGCTATTAATGCCAAGGTCGCCAATATTGTTGGTCTTGGATATGACTTGCTACCGTCTCCAGAAACTATGCAGCGAATGGAAGACGCAGAGAATCCAGATGATTTGGCAAGGCTAAGAAGAAATATTGCGCGTGCGCGCACCAGAGTAATAGACTGGCTAGAAAGCAGAAATGATGACGACACTCTTACTGCCACACTGATGAAGGTGTATACCGATGCCGAAGCAACTGGAAATGGATACATAGAAATTGGTAGAAAGTCTAATGGAGAAATTGGTTACATAGGTCATATTCCATCTCCAACAATGAGAGTTCGTAGAACAAGAGACGGATATGTTCAAATAGTTTCTGGTAAGGCGGTGTATTTTAGAAACTTCCAAGATACAACTACCAAGAATCCAATTACCACAGATCCTCGTCCAAATGAAATTATTCATATCAAGAACTACACCCCAACCAATACTTACTATGGTGTACCAGCAATTGTTGCTGCTAAAAATGCTATGGCTGGTAACGAATTCTCGTCCAAGTTCAACCTTGAGTACTTTGAGAATAAGGCTGTTCCAAGATATGTATTCTGGCTTAAAGGTGCCAAGATGTCGCGCGAAGCAGAGGAAAGATTGTTTGAGTTCTTCCAAGGTAATCTAAGAGGCCAAAACCATAGAACGGTTGTCATTCCGATTCCTTCAGATACACCAGACGGCAAGGTTGAGATGAAGATGGAGGCCATTGAGAATGGCGTTCAAGAATCTTCTTTTGCTAACTACAGAAAAGGCAACGTATCAGAAATACTTATGGTGCATAGAACACCAGCATCTAAGGTTGGAGCGGCAGAAGGAATTGGCCTAGCAGCAGCGAGAGAGGCAGACAGAACCTTTAAGGAGCAAGTCTGTCGTCCAGCACAAGACTCCCTTGAAAAGAAAATCAACAAGATTATTGGCGAGAAAACAGATATCTTTAGATTTGAATTCAATGAACTTACGCTAACTGACGAAGAAACGCAGTCTAAGATAGATGAAAGATATCTTAGAATGAAGACTGTTCTTCCAAATGAAGTTAGAGCGCGCCTCAAACTTCCAAGCATACCAGATGGCGATGCGCCAGTAGTTTTAACTGCACAACAAGCAGCAGAACAAACCGCACAGGCAACTGGCAACAGAAGAAGAGACCAAGATCGCGCTGCAAATGCACCAGACTCAGATGAAACTGGTCGTGCAACACAAGGCGACGGTAGGCAACAGAATTAATAAACCAAAAGATTATATAATAATAACTACTATGAAAGAAATTTTTAAGGCACACTTCGAAAGCGATGATAACAGTTTGCGCTTCACTATGCCGATTGCCAAAGTCGATGCAGAGAGAAGAGTAGTTAGTGGATTCGCCACCCTTGACAATATAGATCGTCAAGGAGATAAATTGCTTTCTGAGGCTTCAAGAGAAGCCTTTGATAATTTCCGTGGCAACGTGCGTCTGATGCACCAGCCAATTCCAGCGGGTAAAGTTATTTCTTTTAAAGAAAACAATTTCTATGATCCAAAGACTGCCAAGACATACAGTGGAGTCTTTGTTGACGCATACATATCCAAGGGCGCAGAAAATGTCTGGCAGATGGTTCTAGACGGGACACTAACAGGATTTTCAATTGGCGGAAGAATCCTTGAGTCCGAGCCATCTATGGACGATGAGACCGATCAACCAATAAGACTTGTAAAGAAATATGAACTTATGGAATTGTCACTAGTTGATAGCCCAGCAAATCAGTTTGCCAATATTCTATCAATCCAAAAGGTCAATGACGAAGTTGTTACTAGTGGAATTGCCACCACCTTCTCAGTTGAAAATATTTTCTGGTGTGCCGAAGATGAGATCGCAATACCTGATTCTGCTGAATCTATGGAATGCTCTATCTGCCATAAAGCAATGGAAAATGTTGGTTGGGTAGAGTCCAATGATCCATCTAAAGATGAAGAGATTGCAAAATGTGTTGATTCAGTAATGATTAAATCAATGCACGAAGATGAGGACATGAAGAAGCAAAAGAGAGTTATTGAGAATCATCCAATGTGTAATTCAGGATTTGCCGTTGTTGATGAAGATGGAGAACTTGAAGGATGCTTTGAGTCTAGAGAAATGGCTGAGGCTGCACTAAGAGCAGACATGATGGATGACATGGACGATGACATGGATATGTCTGATAAACAAGTTATCTCAACAGACACTGGTGTTCCAACTAGAAATGCACAACAAGGTCTTCCAGGTGGTGTTTCAAGATCTATGAGAAGAAGAAAGAAGAAGGTTGTCTATAAGGCCGCCGCTGGAAGCATTTCTTCTGGAGATTTCGTTGCATATGCGGTTCCCAAGCCACCAGCAGCAACACAATATGCAAAAGGCAAAGTAGAGTCCATAAAAACTTCTGGGTCTGTCAAGGTGCGCGGCACCAATGAGTCCGTTATGGCAACAGAAGAAAATCCCGTTGCCATAGTTAGAGTTTATCGCCAAGCATCTGGAAACAAATACGTTCCTACAGACAGAAGAGTAGCGAAAAACATCTCAAACCTAAGAAAATTGAAGCCACTGCAAACAAAAATGCATATGGAAAAGGCAGAACCAAGTTCTGTTCAATCAAGACTTAACGAATTAGTAACGCAACATAACCAAAAATATGGTAGTGTTGCTTCTAAGAGAGTAACTGTGTCTATGCTTAGGCAAGTTTACAATCGTGGAATAGGTGCCTATCGTACAAACCCTGGCTCTGTTCGACCAAACGTAGCGTCGGCAGAGCAATGGGCATACGCTAGGGTGAACGGCTTTCTACAGGCAGTAAGAACTGGTAGGTTCAGAAGAAGGCCGTTTGACACAGATTTGTTGCCTTCGGGTCATCCCTTGTCAACAAAAGCAAATAAGGACTCACGAATGAAAAAATTTCGTGATGTTAATGAAGAAGGAGGTGTTGAAGTGGCTGATAACGTAGAGGCCCAAGAACTTGACACCGCTGAAGTTGAAGAGGTCGAATTTGAGGTCGAAGAGTCAGTCGAAGAGGTAGAAGTAGATGAGGCTGACGAAGAACTTGCCAAGGCTGTTGATGCAGAGGATCTGGCCGTTGACACTTCCGAACAAATTGATCTTGAGAAGGCTTTTGGCGAAGTCAAGAGTTTTATAAATGATGCGCTAGCAAAGTCCGCTGAGGCTAGCAAGGAAGGCTTTACTGTAATTTCTGAGTCAATCTCAGAACTACTCAAGTCTTTCGATGAAAAAGTTGGACAACTTAGTGGCAAGTACGAGGAACTTGCCAAGAGTATCGCTGATATTTCTAAGGGAGCCGAAGAACTCGCTGCAAGAGTTGAGTCTGTAGAAGAAGATACAGCAATGAAGAAGTCTGGTGAACTGGAAAACAGTACTCCAGAGCAACCCGTAATGAAGAAGTCATTATGGGGCGGACGTTTCCTCAATTCCGCAGATCTATAACAAATTATGAAAGAGAGGTGTAAATAAATGAGCGATATTATCAATAAGGCTGCTGCCGCTGTTAACGTTGGAACAGGTGCAATCATCTCTGATGTTGCAAACGTCAACATGGAGAACCTAACAACAAACCCAGCAACACAGGCAGGTGGCACGCTACTTCCAGAACAATCTCGTCAGTTCCTTGACTATGTTTTCGATCAGATGGTCCTCGGTAATGATGGCCGTAGACAAATCATGAGAGCAAACACAGCAGAATTCGACAAGGTTCAGGTTGGAACAAGACTGATCCGTAAGGCTTCACAGGCATCAGAGAACGTTTTTGATGCAGGATCAGGAGAAGGTGCTTACGTCAACCGTGGTGCTCAGTTCACCAAGGTTGAAATCGTAACAACCAAGTTCCGTCTTGATTACGAACTCTCAACTGAGGGTCTTGAGGACAACATTGAAGGGTCAGCCCTTGAAGATCACATTGTACGCCTAATGGCAACACAATTCGGTAACGATCTTGAGGACATTGCCATCAATGGTCTCGCTGCTCAGGGCACGGCTTCCTACGCTGGCACAACATATCCATACACAATTGATGGATTTGTTAAGTTGGCCGATGGTGCCGCTGGTGGCACTCACTTTGGAACAGCAGCAACAGTGGATACAGCATCAAACTACTTCACTGCTGCAACAACTGCTGGTCAGTTGAAGACTGGTTCTGCAATCGTGTTCTTCGAAGCACTTTACAATGCACTTGGACGTAAGTACAAGGCTCGTAGAGGTGAACTTAAGTTCTACGCTTCAACAAAGAACGTGCAGACACTCCTAACCGATCTCCGTCAACTCGGATCAGGTGGGGTTCCAGAGGACATTGCCTCAGGAGTTCTCCGTGGCACACCAGCCCGCGTTGGTGGTCCAGCAGGAATGACAACATCCATCTTCGGTAT